CTACGATAATAGTGGTATAGATACTTTACGAATAGTACATAATAATGATTTAGTAACACATACACCATACATAAGATTTTACCATGTTAATTATCAGTTGAGATTAGATAATAATGGAAATATATTAAAAAGAGACACATCATTAAAAGCACTTTGGTTGTACCTTAAATCATTATTTTCTGGAAAAAATATAAAAGATCATATGGGTGATGGTTATTTGAAAGCATTAGAAAACTGGGCAAAATGAGTGAGCAAAGTATAAAGGATGTAATTAGACAAGAGTACGTTAAATGTCTAACTGATCCAATTCATTTTATGCGTAAGTACTGTATGGTACAACACCCAACTAGGGGACGTGTAAATTTTAATCTATACCCATTTCAGGAACAGGTATTGAAGTTGTGGTTAAAAAATGATTATTCAATCATTAATAAATCACGTCAATTAGGTATATCAACATTAGCTGCAGGTTTTTCATTATGGACAATGTTGTTTCATAAAGATAAAACTGTACTTTGTATTGCAACTAAACAAGCCACCGCCGTAAACATGGTAGATAAGGTACAATTTATGTACCAACAATTACCTGGATGGCTTAGAGGTAAAGAAAAACCTGATTCAAATAACAAGCTATCATTAAAATTATCTAATGGATCCCAAATTGTAGCATCATCAGCTGCTTCGGATGCTGGTCGTTCATATGCTGTATCATTACTATTAATTGATGAGGCCGCCTTTATTGATGGAATCGATCGGATCTACACTGCAATTAAACCTACAATTTCATCTGGTGGTGGGTGTATAGCATTATCATCTCCAAATGGAATTGGTAACTGGTTTCATAAAACTTGGGTTGGTGCTATCAATAATGAAAATTCATTTTTACCTATTAAATTACCTTGGGATGTACATCCTGAACGCGATCAAGCATGGTTCGAGAATGAAAAGGCCAACATGGGTACTCAAGAAATTGCCCAAGAATACGAGTGTGACTTTTTAGCATCTGGTAATAACGTTGTAACAAATGATATATTAGAATATTACGAACAAAATTATGTTATAGATCCTGTTGAAAGAAGGGGTATGGCTGGTGATTTTTGGATATGGGAATATCCAAATCCATCTGAAACATATATTGTGTGTGCTGACGTTGCCCGTGGAGATGGAAGTGACTACTCCGCATTCCATATTATAGCAACTAAAGAATTTAGACAAGTAGCTGAATTTAAATCCAAAATCGGTACTCGTGAATTTGCAAATGCCTTAGTTACAGCAGCAACCGAATATAATACCGCATTATTAGTAGTTGAAAATGCAAATATTGGTTGGGATGTTCTGAACTCAATTGTTGAACGTGGATATCAAAATTTATATTACTCACCCAAAGGTGGTGATTTATCTATTGATAACTTTATATCCAAAATGGAAAATGACCAAACAGTTCAAGGTATAACTAACTCTGGTAAAACACGTCCATTATTTATTTCTAAATTAGAATCTACATTACGTGAGAAACAATTTGTATTCCAATCTAAACGTATGTTAGAGGAATTAAGAACATTTATTTGGGAAAATGGTAAAGCACAAGCACAAGGAGGATATAATGATGATTTAACAATGGCGTTATCATTTGGATTATATATTAGAGATACAGCATTAGTTTACCATCAAAATGGATTAGATATAACTAAAGCAGCATTAAATAATATCAATATAGCATCATCAGGTATTAGTTCGGGGACATATATGAATGATAATCCTTGGCAAATGAAAGATATTCATGGTAACACAGAATCATTAAATTGGTTACTTTAAATTTCTTTATTATGTTTGTATATTTATAACATATACTACATATTGAGTAACACAAAATAATATGGCAATAGATACTAGTCTTTTCGGACGACTAAGAAGGTTATTTTCCACTGATGTAATAATTAGAAATGTAGGAGGCAACCAATTACGTACAATTGATGTTGACCGCTTACAGACTTACGGTAATATTCAAACCAATTCATTAATAGATAGATTTAACCGAATTCATGCTGGTAATTCAAAACTAGCATATACTCCGTTAATGAATTACCAAACATTACGTACTTCACTTTACACGGATTACGAAGCAATGGATACAGATGCTATCATTGCTTCTGCATTAGATATTATAGCTGATGAAGCTACTCTAAAAAACGAGCAGGGTGAAGTACTACATATCAAATCTCCAAACGAAAAAACACAACGTGTGCTTTATAATTTATTTTATGAAGTATTAAACGTAGAATTTAATCTATGGTCATGGGTTAGAACAATGTGTAAGTATGGTGATTTTTATTTACACTTAGATATTGCAGAAAAATTTGGTGTGTATAATGCATTACCATTCTCTGTATATGATGTACAACGCGAAGAAGGAACTAATCCAAATAATCCATCATATGTACGTTTTAAGATTAACTTAAATCAATCATATGGATACGCTACAAATACAAATCGTGATGATTATTTTGAAAATTATGAAATAGCTCACTTTAGATTAATTTCAGATCCATCATATCTACCTTACGGACGTTCATATCTTGAACCAGGTCGTAAAATATTCAAACAATTAACTTTAATGGAAGATGCGATGTTAATACATCGTATTATGCGTGCACCTGAAAAACGTATTTTCTATACAAACATTGGAAACATTGCTCCAAATGAAGTAGATGGATATATGGAAAAAATGAAGCAACGCATTAAGAAAACTCCATATATTGATCCACAAACTGGTGATTACAATTTAAAGTATAATATGATGAATTTAACTGAAGATTTTTATCTTCCGGTTAGAGGAAATGATACAACTACTAAAATTGATACTTTAAAAGGTTTAGAATACACAGCAATCGAAGACGTATCTTACTTACGTGATAAATTATTTGCTGCATTACGTGTTCCAAAAGCATTTTTAGGATACGAAAAAGACTTAACTGGTAAAGCTACATTAGCATCTGAAGATATTCGTTTTGCTCGTACAGTAGAACGTATTCAACGTATCGTTATTTCAGAATTAACTAAAATTGCTTTAGTTCACTTATATACTCAAGGATTTGATGATGCTGAATTAACAAATTTTGAGTTATCGTTAACAACTCCATCTATTATTTATGAGCAAGAAAAAATTGCTCTATGGAAAGAAAAAGTTGAATTAGCTGGTAATATAATGGATAAATCATTATTACCAACTGATTGGATTTACCAAAACATATTCCACTTCTCAGAAGATCAATACGCTGAATTTAGAAATCAAACTATTGAAGATAAAAAACGTTCATTCCGTATTTCACAAATTGAAAATGAAGGTAATGATCCAGTTGAATCGGGTACATCATTTGGCACACCACATGATTTGGCTTCTCTATATGGTAAAGGCCGTTATGGTGAGGTGCCTATTGGATATGATGAAAAAGAAGCAGGACGTCCTGAAGAAAAAGTATCTGATTATGGAACACAAGATCACGCATTAGGTAAAGATCCTATTGGTAAAGCAGGTATGCATGAGCCATTAAGAGCTCCTGCAGGTACTGGTGCTACTTGGACACTAGAAAGTGCAAGAGTAGAATACTTAAAAAATAAAAAAATGTTGGAAAGTATTAATGTAAAGAAAACTAACGTATTCGAAGAACCTTCCATACTAAATGAATCAAATATTCAAGATATATAAACTAATCGATATTTATAACAGAGTAATACTAAGACATGTCTAAATTAAAAAATTCTAAATACAAAAACACTGGCATATTATTTGAGCTATTAGTGCGCCAAATTGCTAGTGATATTTTGTCTAATAAAGAACCACACGCGGCTACTTTAGTTAAAAAATACTTCTCTAACACAGAAATAGCTAAAGAACATAAATTATATCAAGCATTAATTAACGTAAAATCATTAGCCGAATCTAAAGCCGATAGCTTAGTTGAAACTATCTTAAAATTATCTGAAAAGTTAAATAAAACTGCATTACGTAAGGAAAAATATAACTTAATTAAAGACATTAAGGAAACTTATAATTTAGAAGATTTTTTTAAAGCT